ACTTCCCTGCAAAGGTTTATAGAGATCGAGTCACTAGCAGATGAAAGGTCGATAGTACCAAACGTTCCATTGAGTGATCCGAGCAAAGCCAGTTCGGCGTTACGATCGGGCTGCTTTGACAGGTCGATATTAAATACCTGTTTAAGCCTTTGCTCAATCGCGTTGCCTATGCCCTTTTGAAAGAGCATATTTAGTACAGGCTCAGTGCATATGGTGCGCGATATTTCCGTCGTTTTAGGTACAAAACTAAGACGACTTCCCAGTACTATACTCTTACCCATACGTTTATCTCGGGATATTTCCATACCGAGCCACGTAGGGTGGTGCTGTATAGCATCCACGTAAAGGATGTGGAGGGAACGATCTGTGGCTGCTAGATTGCTGGTCGCCAACTTAGAATACAAGTCGGTTTCCTTACAACCTATGTTTGCCCCGTTTCCTAACCCAAAACCAGCATAGATATTCTGCTGAGAAAGGATAAAGTCACGGTAACCACACGGATAGAAGAAATCATCGATTAAAGCTTTCACTTCACCGACAATCTCCGCCTCCCAAGTGGTAAGTGCGGTAGTATCCAAACACCAGTTACGGCAGGCTTCATTCACTTTCATGAACTTGTCCAATGCATTGGCATCAGCCTGTGCAGACGTCGTTTGGGTACCTGGAAGGTACTTTTTTACGAGCGACTTGCGCAAGTGTGCCATTGCAAATTGCCGAGTCGGCTGACCTGGATAGGGTTCTAAAGCCCCATTCCAACCGCCACTGAACAGATCGCTCTCGAGGAGAGCGGTTAGGTCACTAGCATCAATGTACATAGCTTCCCTTTCCGATGAACGTGTGTTAGGCCTCTCGGCCTAGCAACTTCACAGTTGCCCACCCGTAGTTACACGACTTACAAATGGATCAAATGATCCCCTGAACCGACGTGTCGCCAATCCCACTAGATTGCTGGGACAGCAGCCCGTAGGCCAGTGATTGTGCCGCTCGAACATTCGCCGGATCGTACGTATCCGACCCCGCTGGAACAGAAATCTCCATGCGGATGATCATGATACTATACGGTTGACCGGCGGCCGGCGTCACACCTTTCCTAATAAGGAATTTGTAAGTGTTCATCGGCACGTCCTTGATCAACCCAGTCGTAGGATTCGGTTTTCCTAAAGATTTGAAAACCCGAGGCCGCGATAGAGTTGCTGTAAAGGGCGAAGCTACACTGTGCGTCGTGACGCCTGTCTGAGTCCCACCCAGAGCCGTAATGGCGTGCTGCTTCCCGTTGTTATCGGGGGCAACGTCCGCCGTCAAGGTATAAGTGGGGGTTGTCAGACCCGTCTGCGCAAGCCCAGTTACGGGCGTAGATGGTGAGTACATCGAGTTGTCCTTTCAAGTTAGGAGTGGGAACCTCCAATCCACACCGCGTTTGCGGTAGGAACGGCGGCTCACGTGTTGTGGTTCAAGATTACCGCTGGCTTGTCCGAGCAGTGCGGATATGTTCGCATACTGCCCGAAATTAGGCCCGTTCCACTTGACGTAAAGTGCCGGAAGAATTGAACCCGGCGGAACATCACGTCTTGTGACAGCGGCTCTCTTCCAACGAGCCCACGAGGGTGACCCAACTGAATGCACAAAAGACGACGCAGGCAGCAACGTTTTGACGAGGTCGGCGTCCGGTATGTCAACTCTAGAAATATGAGCTAACTGCCGGGTACACTTCTGCGCCCAAACAATTGTTGCTGTATATGCGAAAGTCGCATCCAGAAAATCGCCTATAGAGACGAAATAGTCAATGAGGAACGACCAAGGTAATATTTCCCATGCCGACGGCAGAAACTCTTCTGGATTGAAACCCCAGACGGCTGCCTTATCAGCGAAGGTCGTAGTTGCTTGAACGCGTACACCGCCCAGATATTTCACAGTCTCCTTCTCCCATTTCCGCGTGTTATAGCGGAACATGGTTTTAGTCGCCTGTGGCGTTCCTGGTTGGTAGTTTCCCGTGGTTTCTCCGAATGACTTAGAATCACTGCCGCTACCCATGACGCGCATAACGTAATCTCTTTCGAGAAGACGGTTCAGCGCATCCCAAGCATCGTCAATGTCCATCATCAACGGACGCCAACCAAAGGAGTATTCAAGCCAAATCGACGGAATATCCTTCCACCACCTTTTCGGACCAACCCGCCTTTTTCTTTGATACAAGGCAGAGTAGTACGAGAGGTTATGTTTCCAGAAAGCTTCCGCCGGTCTCCTCAACATGTTCACGGTCTGCTTCAGCTCTTTCAAGAAGACACCAGACTGTATAACTGTCTGAGCCTTCCTAACTTCGCTTAGGAACCGATTCCGCGCCCTTGCATCTGCTACAGATGTCCAGGCAAAGTTCGGGACTGGTTCACTGCTTATGTAGGCTGATATTTCGCCCGCATGAGTGTGGTCCCGTTCTGTTCTTCCACCTGCGTAGCCGACCACAGGGGCCCATCTAAACCTAGTCGTTTGATAACCAGGAGTAGATTCGATCGAATTATAAACCCCATCTAACTGCGTTGTAGCAGGAAGATGTTGCTTTATCCGATCTTTCCAGTGCTCCATCGAAGCTCCCGTTCGTGTCCTAGTGAACTTTAGGTTCACTGCTTTTAGGATCGGGGACGGATAGCCCGTGTCGGAGTCACCTTTGGACCACGCACGCGCAGAATAATATTGCGTGCGTGTCTTGGTGGATATATACACTGGCATAGTATTACCCCCAGAATGGGGTTAGCGCCAAGAGGCGCCACAGAAGTGAAAACACCCGGCAGACTGACATCACGGCCGCACCTCAGGTATTGTAATCTCCGGAGCTCTGGCGAATTCATCCACCGTAGCTTGGAGTACCTGAATTATAGCCATCATTTTATCTCCTCCGTGAATCCCAGCGAGGGCCAGCAACGAGGCGAGCGCAAGCTGCGCCTCTGGCTTAGCGAAGAACTTACTCAGGAGGTCAGTCTTTCCCTTTGGAGCTACGACCGAAATAAGGTCGTAGATAGCAGAAGCCACATTGTACACGTGACTTTGCTTGTTAGGCACAATTTCAACGGTATTTCGTTTTGCGCGGAGCTTTAGATTTTGGTCCAAGTAAGTAAGGACCGGGTCTTTGGCCACTGGCTTGCGTCGTACCGTCATGTGCTGTCTCCTTAGGGGATAGTCTATTACCAACGAAGAAGCCTAGTAGGAAAGTTCCGACATGAGAAAGCGCGATTAAAAGATACAACGTGCTAGAACTCATGCCTATCCTCTATGGTTAATAG